CATAAGCTGGCTGATGATGGCAATAAGTTTGGTGCCGGTCAGCCCATCATGACGCCAAAGCAGCACAAGGCAGAAATGGTGAGCCGCGCGAAGTTGTGGATGGAATTGGGTTTGGTGGAAAATATCGACCAGTTCACCGCTGACAGCTTCAGCGAACGCAATTTGGCGAATCCTAACCGCTTAGATAGCTTGTTCGTGCCGGATTTGGTGAATCAAATGATTGTATTTGCCAATAAAGTACAGTTTATCAGTTCATAAACCATAGGCCTGTCTCAAATGCTTCAGACAGGCCTTTAAACAAGGATTAGCAACATGGCAAAACAAAACCGCCGTGCCGGTACCATTTTTTTTAAAGTGGGCGGCCGTCAGCTGGATGCCAAGGGTAATTTTACCTATAACTTAGGCAACCCAAAGCGTGAAGCGATTATTGGTGCAGATGGCGTGCATGGATATAAAGAAACTGTGCAGACTGCCTTTATTGAAGGCGAAATCACCGATAGTGCCGATTTGAAGCTGGCTGATTTAACTAATATCGACAGTGAAACCATCACCTTGGAACTGGGGAACGGTAAAACTGTGGTCTTGTCGCAAGCGTGGTTTGCCGGTGAAGGTACGGGCAACACCGAAGAAGCCAACATCGGTGTGCGTTTTGAATCGCGCCTGCCTGCGCAGGAGATTTAAAGCACAATCAGCCGCCTTTATGGCGGCTGTGTGTTGAAATTATCAATAGAGAGTAGATAAATGGAAGAATGTACTATCAAATTAACTGCGCCGATCATGCACGGTCAAAACGAAATTACTGAATTAACCCTGCGCCCCATCACCGGTAAAGATATGCTGGGTGTTAAGTTTGAATTTGATACCAGCGGCAAGATGGTTGTGGATGCTGATGCATCGTTTAAGCTGGGTTACAAGCTCACGGGTATCCCTGCGCCTGTTCTTTCGCAAATGATTGCGCCTGATGTGCTGCATTTGTCGGTTGAGTTGCAAAGTTTTTTAGCCAGTGGCCAGTGGACTGGCCGGAGCTAGTGGCAACAATTGGCTACACCTTTAAGGGTAGCGCCGGTAATCCGTTGGATTTGGATTTAGACGGCCTGTTGTGGTGGTATGACAGAGCAGTATGGATTAATGAGCAAATATCCGGTTAAAATAACTGTGTTTATTAACTGGATGAAATTATGAAAAAGAATGCTTTAATTTTTGCCGCTTTATTGTTGTTATCTGCCTGTGGACAACCTGCTGAACCGACTGAAAAATCGGTGGAAGCATCTGCACCGCTTCAGGCTTCTGAATCTGAACAGAAAGTTTTGTTTGATGTCCGTGAAATTGTTTTGAAGCCAAGAAAGCAGGTCGAATTGTTTACTGGTGCGGCTTTGGGTGATTGTGAAAACAATAAAAACGGTCTTTCCTGTCATTATGAAAAAGATGGCAGTATTATTGATGTGGTTTATATTAATGGTGTTGCTGATTGGATAACAATCACGAATCCTAAATTTGAGCAGTTGGATGTGCCGTATCAGTTGGGTATGGATTATGAAAAATCTACTTCTATGACGGATGCGGTCATTGAATATAATGGAAAATTTGGTTTTCAAAGCCTAACCGTATTTAAGGCAGGTGCGGCGGTTGATTATGTTTATATCAAAGCAAAAACGCTTTAAAGTTTAGTTCTTAGGGCCGTCTGAAATTCAGACGGCCTTTTGTTTGGATAAATCATGGCTAATGCAAAGACACAAATTGAAGTCACCGTACTGGACAAAGCCAGTCGTGCGCTGGATAAAATTAAGGGTAAGTTCGCAGGGCTGAATAATGGCAAGGTGGGTGAGGCAATGGCGCGTATTACCCGTGCAACTTCTCAGGCCAGTAAGGTGCTGGGCGCGTATGCGGCCGCCGGCGGTGTGGTTGCCGCTGGTGCGGGTGTGTTTGCCAAGGGTGTGATGGATACTGCGTCTGAAGTTGAGCGGTACGAAACTATTTTGACCACGCTTGAAGGTAGTGCAGAAAAGGCTAAGAAATCTATGGCTTGGATTTCAGACTTCGCTGCACGCACACCATATGAAATGAATGAAGTGACCGATTCTTTCGTGAAATTGAAGGCTTATGGTTTAGACCCGTTGAAAGATGGGTTGTTAAATTCTCTTGGTGATACGGCGGCGGCGATGGGTAAGCCGGTGATGCAAGTGGTTGAAGCGATTGCCGATGCCGTAACGGGAGAAAACGAACGTCTAAAAGAGTTTGGTATTAAGGCCAGTAAAATCAAAGGTACTAATTTCACGGAATACAGCTACACCGACAAAAATGGTAAGCAGCAGTTGGCGAAAGTGGAATCTAACAACCGTGCGATGATTCAAGCTACTTTGCAAACCATTTGGAATGAAAAATACGGTGGTGCGATGAATAAGCTTTCCGGTACATGGGAAGGCATGATGTCGAATCTTTCCGATCAGTGGTCTAGATTTAAGCTGTTGATCGCACAAAGTGGGGTGTTTGATTTTCTGAAAGACAAGTTAAGCGGTTTTTTGGATAAAGTGAACAAAATGGCCGATGACGGCAGCCTACAGAAGCTTGCTGAAACGATAGGTCAAAAGCTGGTAACGGGTTTTGAGCGTCTATGGGAGGTTGGCGGTAAGATTTACGATAAATTTGTTGCCATTAACGACTTTTTCGGCGGATTTGAAAATACGCTGACCGCGCTTGGCGTAGTGGCTTTGCTGCCATTGGTGGCGGCTATTGCGAATATAGGTATGGCAATCGGGTCGCTGGTGGTTGCTTTGGCACCTTTGGCCACCGCGCTTATTCCCGCTATTGCAGGTTTTGCGCCGTTTATTTTGGCGGGTATCGCCATCGGCTTGTTGGCCGGTTATATTTGGTCGAACTGGGAACCGATCAGTGGCTGGATTATGGAAAAATGGGCAGCTGTAACTGATTTTTTGAGCGGTGTTTGGGAAAGTATTAAATCGCTGTTTTCAGCTGGTTTTGATTTGCTTAAGTCGTATTTTCTCAATTTTACCCCGCTGGGTTTGATGATTCAGGCTATGCAGCCGATTATCGGCTGGGTGGTGTCTAACTGGGAAAGCATCAAGGCGGTGTTTTCCGGTGCGATAAGCGCCATTGGGTCGATTTTGTCGTCATTCAACCCGGTGCAGTTTGTACAGGCGGCGTTTGCGCGTTTGCAATCTTTTATCGGTGGTATTTTTGACGGAATTAAGGCTAAGGCGGCCAGTATCTTGAATCTTTCTCAGGAGGCAGGTCGGGCTGCTTCATCGTTGCCTGCACCCGGTGCGGTTGTTCGTGGTGGCGGTGGTGCAGGTCGTGTGGATGTGAGCATTAACCACAGTAACGTGCCGCGCGGTACCACCATGAAAACTACCGCCAGCAACCGCGTGAATTTGAGCAGTAAACAAGGTTATGCATTCGGCTGATAGGGTTTAGAAATGTCTTGGAAAAACAAATTGCGCCCCGCGTCTTTTCGCGGGGCTTCGTTTGGGGTGGAATCACACCAAACGGAGCAAGGCCGTCGAACGCAGGTACACGAGTATCCGGGGCGTGATGATCCTTATGTTGAAGACTTGGGATTAAAGGCGGGTACGTTTTCAGTGCGCGGCTTTTGTATCGGCGCGGATTATATGGCTGCCCGCGATAAGCTGCTGGAAGCATGTAACCAGCCGGGCGCAGGACAGTTGGTGCATCCGTATCTGGGCACGCAGAATGTTGTCTGTACGGCGGTATCGCTGTCTGAAACCGCCGATGAAGGTGGTATGGCGCGGTTTGATTTATCTTTTGTGGTGGCGGGTAAGAATCAGTACCCGGCGCAAACAGAAGATTTAATCGGTGGCCTGCTGGAAAAATCCGATTTACTGGATTCGGCACTGGGCGATTGGTTCAGTGAAGTGTTCAGTCTGAATGGTGTACCAGATTTTCTAAGTGTACAGGCGATAAATGATTTAACCGCGCGGCTCAATAAGCTGTCCGATTTATCCAGTTTGCTGGATTTGGGCAAGCAGTCCGAATTTTTACAGTCGGTAACAGGTTTGCTTGGGTCAGTTAAAAAGCTGGCAAACGTGCCTGCTGATTTGGCTTTTCAGGTTTTAGGTGCGTTTACCCAGCTTTCCGGTGGTTTTGGCCGTCCGTTGGCCGGTATTCAGGCGATGAAATTGGCGTTTAAGAAGAAGCCGGATTACAGCGCAAAGCGCATCAATGACACGCATTTGTTGGCCGCGCCATTGCAACAGGGGATTAAAAACCGTGAAGCAGTGGCATCACTATTTGAAATTGCGGCATTAAATGCGGCGGTTGCCACGGCGGTATTGATACCGGATGACGTGCATATTGAGTTGCCGCAAGTCGGTGGCGATTTTTCAGACGGCAAATCTGGCGGTAGTAACAGCCGGATTGCGGCAAAAAACGAACGCGAAAGCCTGTTTGAAAGTTTGGATGAAGCCATTATCACCCGCCGCGATTTATTGGCATGGATTGATGCGGTTGCGCCAGATGTCCCTGATGCGGTTTATTCTGCCTTGCAGGATGTGCGGCGTGCGGTGGTGCAGGCTGTGCCTGATGCGCAAAATGAGTTGCCAAGATTGCGTGAAATCACCCCGAAGGCAAGTTTGCCTGTGTTGGTGCTGGCTTATTCGGTTCATGGCGATGCAGCACGGTCCGGAGAAATGTTGAGGCACAATGTGGCGGCGCATCCAGGCTTTATGCCCGTTGCGCCGCTGCGAGTATTGAGTGATTGAAAATGTCTGAAATCATATTGCAGGTAGATGGCACAAACTATGCGGGTTGGACGGCCGTATCGGTATCACGCAGCATCGAAACCGTGGCAGGGGCGTTTGATTTGGCGTGTACCGAGAATGTAGGAGGAGCCGCCGCGCAGTGGCCGTTGCGCCCGAATCAAAAGTGTAAGATTTTGGTAAACGGGCAAACTGTGATTGACGGCTACATCGATAAAGTGAGTATAGACGTTTCGGACAGTGCCCACGGTATCGCGGTTTCAGGTCGTGATAAAACGGGCGATTTGGTTGATTGTTCGGCGGTGCATAGCCCGGCGCAATGGCGAAACATCAAGCTGCTGGATTTGGTGAAGATTCTTGCCGCGCCGTTTGGACTTGAAGTGATTTTAGAAACGGTGGCCGATACGCCGCTGGAGGTGTTTAAGCTGGAGCCAGCGGAAACCGCTTTTGCCGCGATTGAACGGGCGTGCAAGTTGCGTGGTGTATTGCCGGTACAGGCGCGCGGAGCATTAGTTCTTACCCATGTTGGGAGCGAACGCACCGCTACGCCGCTGGTTTATGGCGGGAATATTAAGTCCGCTACAGCAGATTTCGATTTTTCCGACCGCTTTTCTACATATACCGTATCCGGTCAGCGTGCTGGTAATGATACTGATAACGGTAAGGCGGTGGCTCATGTTAAAGAACAGGTCGCCGATACGGGTATCACTCGTTACCGCCCTTTTGTGAAGCAGGCAGACGGGCAGGCTACCGCTGCCGTGGCACGGCGTCAGGCAGAGTGGGAAAAACAGGTGCGTGAAGCACGCAGCACTACATTGTCTTGTACGGTAGCCGGTTGGACGCAGCAAAATGGCCAAGTTTGGGATATTAACCTGCTTGCGGCGGTTGAGGCTGCGATTTTGGGCGTTACAGGCGATTTGCTGATTTCAGCTATTGAATACAGCTACGATGACAGTGGCGAGATCACAAAAATGGAATTGAAACGACCTGATGCCTACCTGCCGGACCCTGAAGAAGTGAAAAAGGCGGCAGGTAAGCCTGATAAGGCAGGAAAAGTGTCAGGCAAGGCAAAGGCTGAAAGTAAAACCAAAGCCAAGCCCAAAGGGGGTAAGGCAGCCAAGCGTGGGACAGGTAAAAACAGCGCGGCCGGCGGCTGGGATGGCGGTGGAGCGATGGAGTTGCAGAAAAATGCCGATGGCAGTTATACCGTGGGGAACTGGAAAAAATGATTGAGAAGCTTAAGGCCATGATAGGGCGCTGCATCATTGCGGCGGTTTCAGATGGCCATAAAACCCAGTCGGTTCAAATTGAAGCATTTAGCGGCGATATGCATGACGATGTAGAGCGCTTACAGCAATTTGGCTTTACCGGCGTGCCGTTGGTTGGAGCAGAGGGTATTGTGCTATTTGTGGCCGGAAATCATGATCATCCGGTTTTAATCTGTGCTGAAAATCGCGGGATTCGGGTGAGCGGTTTGAAAGAAGGCGAATCGGCGCAGTACAACAGCAGCGGCCATAAGATTGTGCTTTACCATGACCGCTGCGAAATTAATACACCGCAATTTGTAGTGAACGCGGAAAGCGAGGCAGTGATTAATGCCCCGTTGATTGAATTGAACGGTAATGTTATCGGTACGGAATCGGCAGTATTTGCCAAAGAAGTAAGAGATATGGGCGGCGGGTATTCTATGTCTGGTATGCGCAGCACTTATAACGGCCATACTCACCACGAAAATGATGAGCAGTCCGAAACCAATGCCCCTACGCAAACAATGTGAGAAATAAACCATGCTTGGATTAATCCCGTCTGAAGTCGGTGGTAGTGAGTTGCTGTTGAATGATACCGACTGGTTGCGTTCGGCAGTTTGGATGTCTTTGGGTACCGATGCCCGTGCCAGATCGGATGATGTATTGCCGGATGGCGCGGGGGATAAGCGTGGGTGGTGGGGCGATACCTACCGTCCGCAAATTATTGGCAGCCGATTATGGTTATTGAGCCGTGAAAAGCAATTGCCTGAAACGCTTGCGCGTGCGGAAGAATATACCCGTGAAGCTTTGCAGTGGCTGATTAATAAAAAGATAGCCGAATCAGTAGAGGTGAGCGGCGCATGGGCAGGAGTTGGCCGTCTGAATTTGGCGGTGGCGATAACCAGCCCGGAAGGTCAAATTTACCGATACAGTTATTTATGGAGCGCACAAAATGCCGTTTAGTCGACCAAACCTGAAAGAAATTATTGAGCGCGTCGAAACCGATATAACCAGCCGTACCAGCGAAAACGAATATCCGCAGGCGGGCAGCGTTG